TTAGAATATATAATAAACATCGTTACATTTGGTAGAGGCAAAGCCATAGCTACCTGGATAGCGAACAAGCTAGGCTACGAGGATTGTGGATGTGATAATAGAAAAGAATACTTAAACAACATAACTAGAAATGGCAGACAAGAAATGGATTAAACTAAATAAGAAAGAGTACGACTCTTGGACAGAATTTAAGTCTGTAAAAAGTAGTAGTATCAATAAAGAGGAACAAGAGCTTATAGCATCTTTACACAGTAAGTATCATCTACACTCATACTATATACCTTGCTCTTGTACCCCTCGACATTGGAATCAATGGATAAAGGATATTAATACTATTTACGAGAATGGGTTTAGAGACTATAAATAAGTTTGAAAGAACTGTAGTAAGTTTTCTCAATGCGTTTGAAGATTGGAATCTTGAATGGAGTAAGGGTAGGTTTGAACACTTTGACGCAATAGGCAAAACACCAAAAGGCCATAAGTGCGTAATGGAGATGAAGTTCAGGAACAAATACTACAAAGACAAACTATTAGAAAAATATAAGTACGATAAGCTGATGGGAATGGATAGTGAGATCGTCAAGCTATATTTTGTATCTGACCCTAAAGGTACATATCTATATTGGATTAACTATCTAGAGATGCCACCAATAAAAGAATTATACTGTCCTGATACTACACTTTGGACAAAAAAGAAGCTACTTAAAAAGGTCTATCTACTCACAGAGGATATGGCTAGTATTGTACATAAGGTATAGTTATTGCATATTGTTAATTATTTTCACTATATTGTGAAACTAAAAAATAAAACAATGGCAAAACACAATCACCAACCTTTCGAGAATCAAATCTTCCATCACTTTAGAGAACAAGTGAAGCAAATAGATAAGTGTATTCGTTTTTTAGTAAAACACGGATATGTTGTAAAAGATTTAGAAGATAGAATTATAGATAAATGGAATGTAGACGACATTGATAAACCGAACATATCTTACAAAAGAACACCTAAAAGGCCTTATGAAAAAACATAGACAGTATCGAAGTAATCAAGGTAGAGACCCAAAGAAAAACGAGGTAACATATCAGACCTTAAAGTTTGCACTTATAATATTCTTTATGTGTTTATGTTTCTTTTTGATGTTACAACAATGGACGTAAAAGGAAAGCAAAAGTTTGAAGCACACTTTAATTATTTAGGTGAGGCTATGACATCTGCATTTGAAAAAGCAAATGATACAAGAAAAAAAGAGATAGGCAACTATATTAAATGTCTAAATGAGATATATGAATACACAAACAAATTAGAAACAAAACTAATAAAACAAGATTATGAAAACGATACAACTTTTAGACGGAAACGAGTACAACAAGCAAGACTTGTTAAAAAAAATGGTAGATGATGATTTCTACTATGGAGAGTTATCACAGCTAGTCCTAAGTAGTTCATCTTTAAAATTACTCTTATCAAGTCCTAAGACATATAAGTTTGTAACAAAGTATGGTAGTAAAGAAACACAACCTTTAAGAGATGGTAGGCTGATACATATGTCAATACTTGAGCCTGATAAATTCCAAGAACAACTCTTTGTAAATGTATCTAGTAAAAATTCAAAGGCATATAGAGAGGCAAAGGAAAAGTATGGTTTAGTATATACAAGATCAGAAAGAGAAAATGCAGAAAGAATAGCTGATGCTTTTTTTAAGAATGAACAAGCTCTGAAATATATAACAGACTGTGAGTTTGAAGTATCTGCAATAGATACGATACACGGATATCCATTTAGAGGTAAAGCAGATGTACTAAGTAAAAAAGGTATCATAGACATAAAGACAACAACAGACATAAAGGGTTTTCCATACTCAGCAAAGAAATATTCTTATGATGTACAATGTTATTTATATTGTCATCTATACAACAGGTCTTATGAGGATTTTACATTCCTGGTAATTGACAAGGGTAGTTTAGATATAGGTGTTTGGGAGTGTAGTGAAGAGTTTTACTTAGAGGGTAAAAGAAAAACATTAGAGGCCATAGATGTATTTAAGAAGTTTTTTATACAAGGCCACGATTTAGATAATTATATATTACAAGGGAAACTTTAACATTAAAATAAATTAAAAAACAAAATAATATGAAAACAATAAATATAAAAACAGGATTATTTAATCCTTCTTATTCAATAGACAAATTAAAAATGTCAACATTAAACAGAGATATGAACGAAACACATACTAACAATTTTAGTTCAAAACTTATTAAGTATGGGTGGATGATGCCTGTAGTAATATCTAAAACAGGTGATGTATTAGAGGGTCATCATAGAATAGAATGTGCAAAACTATTGAGACAAAAAACTTTACCTGCATATATTGTTAATTGGGTAAACACAAAAGAAGCTAAGGAACATCTTGATTGTATAATTAGTTTAAACAATGGTAATAAGGCCTGGAGTATGTTTGATTACTTAAAAGCATTTGCCAAACACACTAAAGATTATAAGATAGTTTATGATGCTTACACAAGTAATTCTAACAATGTTTCAGTAGGTAATGTTATAAATGTGTTTTTTAGGCAGCACAATAAAGAATTTAAAAAAGGCACGGCGATTATAGAGGATTTGAAATTCAGTAAATACTTATTACACAATCTTTCAGACCTATATGAAAAATATGGCAAGAAAAAAATAACTGCATATTGTGTAAGAGAATTTATAAACGTTGCATTCAACAAAGCCAATAAAGACAGAGGTGCAGTTAAATATCTTTTAAAACAATATGAAAAGATGGCAAAGACAGGACATTTAGCAATCAGCTCGATTGTAGACTTTCGCCCTTTATTAGAGGTGTATTTAAATGATTATAGGTCATTATCAAAATGATAAACATTTACAATCAAGACTGTATGGAGGCAATGAAAGAAATGTTAGATAATCAATTTGACTTGGCTATCGTTGATCCTCCTTATGGTATTGATGCGAGTAGAATGACTATGGGTAGAGGTAGTGGTAATGACACAAAAAAACACGATACATCAAAAAAATGGGATATAACAATACCTTTGAAAATTTATTTTGATGAAGTGCAAAGAGTTAGCAAGAATCAAATAATATGGGGAGGTAATTATTTTTTAGATTTTTTAGGATGCACAAGATGTGTTTTAATTTGGGATAAAAAAGATTATAATAGTGATTTTGCAGATGGTGAGTTAGCTTGGACATCTTTTAATAAAAATCTCAAAATCTTTCAAAGAGCAAGAAGTAGAAATAATGACAACAAAAACAAAATACATCCAACACAAAAACCTGTTGCATTGTACGAATGGTTATTAATGAATTACGCAAAACAGGGAGATAAAATATTAGATACTCATTTAGGAAGTGGAAGCATAGCAATAGCTTGTCATAATCTTGGTTATGATTTGACAGGGTACGAAATAGACAAAGAATACTTTGAAGCTGCACAGAAACGAATTAATATACATAAACAACAAAAAAGATTATTTATATGAATAAAGCAATAAAGATAGCAAACAGAATAAAGAAGATAACAAAGCTTGATGTATTTGAAAACACAAGAAAGATAGAAGTAGTTGAGGTGCGATCTTTACTAGCTTGGGTACTATACAAATATGAAAAGATGAAACTGCAACAAATAGCAGAGTTCTTTGAATCACAAGGAAAGACATCAAGTCATTCATCTGTACTACACGCAGTAAATACTTTTGAAACAAATGTACAATACAATACAAAGATAGGTAAGTGGCTAACACAGCTAACAAAAACAAACAAAGGTGTAAACAACAAATCAAAAAGAGAGTTTGTCAAATTAAAGGCTAATCATCTTAACAACGAAAACATAGATAAAATAGTAAAGATTATAGATGAGATAGAACAAAAAGAAATACAGGCTAACTAAAATTTGATTTATTTTTCGATATATAGATATACAAAAGATTGATTAATCAATGTTTTTCAATTATGGATAAAAGAATTAACAATGGTGGTAAAAGAATTGGTGCAGGTAGAAAACCAAAAGAAGAAGAGCTACAACTTATAGAAAAACTAAAACCATTAGAGCCTTTGGCTTTTATAGCACTAAAGGAGGGATTAGAAAAAAAAGACTATAAGTATGTACAGCTCTATTATAATTATTATGTTGGTAGGCCTAAAGAAACAAAAGACATTCATATCAACGATGACCAACCAATATTCATTGACTAATGTTTACTAAGACTACAGCTCTTACAAAACTTAGATCATTAAATCAAAGAACAAGAATAATAAGGGGAGGGTCTTCTGCTGGTAAAACTATTGCAGTTCTTTTAATACTTATAGACTATGCTTGTAGAAATCCACATAAAGAAATAAGTGTAGTAGCAGAATCAATACCACATTTGCGTAGAGGCGCTTTAAAAGACTTTCTAAACATAATGAAGGCCTTGAATAGGTACGATGAGAGAAAGTTCAATAGAAGTATCTTAAAATACGAATTCAGCACTTATAGTTATATAGAGTTCTTTAGCACAGACCAACCTGACAAACTAAGAGGTGCAAGGAGAACAGACTTATTTATCAATGAGTGTAACAATATCAGCTTTGAAGCATACCAACAACTAGCAGTAAGAACATCAGGCAATATATGGCTTGACTATAATCCTACGAATTTGTTTTGGGTAGACAAAGAATTGATAGGCCAAGAAGATACAGACTTCTTAACACTAACATACAAAGACAATAACAGCTTACCTGAATCTATAGTAAAAGAAATAGAGAAAGCTAAAGTAAAAGCTAAGACATCTACATATTGGGCTAATTGGTGGAAAGTATATGGACTTGGAGAGATAGGTAGCTTAGAGGGTGCTTGTATTCCTGATTGGAAGTCTATTGATAAGATACCTGAT